ATTTATTACCAATTACTTTTCCACAGGTAAAACACTTTACAGGTATAATCATCTTGAAATATATAAATATTATATTAATTTATTTATAAGTCAATTTTTTTTTAATATAATATTTAATCTTCTTCTTTATTTATTTGGGACAACCACTTCCATAACATTTATGTCTAAAATAATAGTAGTCTATATCATGTGTTTTTCCTTGTTCATTTCGTCTAAAAGTGGGACCATGTATATCTCCTGAATGACATTGCTCTTTTCCTTTCATTTTGGCATAAACGCAACATGATGTAGCAAGACAATTATCCTTGGTTAATTTGGAACAACTTTCCTGTAGTGACTTTCGATCTCCTTCATGGTTCTTACAGAAACCAGTGGAAGCCATAGAATCAAAGGCTTCAATATCCACTACTTTTTCAATTTGTTTGTCTTCTACAGGAGTTAAATCAAATCCGATGATTGAGAAAAAAACCATTAATCCTATAATTAAAATTGAAACGGATAAAGCAGATGGTCCTAATTTTTTAATAAATTCTGCATTCATTTGTATTTTAAAAATAGTTTTAACTGTTATCACTAAAATTAATAATATTAATAATTTCATAACTCTAGCATTTGTATCGTCCATATATATAAATTTCTAATATTTTATTATTTTGCAACTTCTATAATTTCCATACCAATTGAAGTTTTTATTTTTCTATGTTGTTTTCCACTTTTATGTATTTTATTATGACATTCTTCGCATAATGTTAAAAGATTTGCTGGATGATTTTTATGAAAAGTTCCTATTATATTATTTTCATCCGCATTTTCTTGATGTTGTAAATGATGAACTTCTGTTCCTAGATTTTTTTTACACAATTCACAATTTCCCATTATTTTTTTACTATTAAAATGCGATGTCTTTTGTTCTAATACACTTCTCTCTTCCTTTTTATATTTTCTTCTTAAATCAAATGCTTTTTTCAAAAAATTATCTGGTAAATGTAGCGATTTACAAACTTCTAATCCATACATACATGAACCTGGTCCATCTTTTAATTTTCTATTATAAATTAATTTATCATTCATTTCGTCGTATTCTACTTCCATGTGTTTTATTAATATTGTTTCCATATTTTCTATTTCTTCATAATTTACAATTTCGTGAATATGTGTAGCAAATATAGCAGTTACATTTTTGTTATACAACATTTCTAATCCGGATACAAAAATACTGATAGCAGAATCTTGTTCTGTGCCTGAACATAATTCATCTCCTAATATCAAGCTATTTTTATCAGCTGTATTTAAAATTATTCTTAATTCTGACATTTCCACTGCAAAAGTAGATAATCCTTTAAATAAATTATCATTACCTAAAATCCGTGTAAAAATAGATTTATATGGTACATAAATTAACTCACTACAAGGAACATACAATCCTGCCTGTGCCATAATAATAGATATTCCCAATGATCTTATAAAACTAGTTTTTCCAACTGCATTTGTTCCATATAATAACATCATGTCTTTTTCTAGACCAAGTGATAAATCATTAGGAGTATATGTCTCATCAACATTTAATTTTTCAATTAACGGATGTCTCAATTCTTTTACATTTACATAGGATTTATCACCTTCTTTTATTAGAGGTTTACAATAGTTATGTTTTATAGCAATATAACACATGTTCTGTAATAAATCTATATGAGATACAAATTGAATTAAATTATAAAATTCCTTCTCATATTCTTCTAATTTTTTAATAAATTTCATATATTCAATACTAATTAGGTCTTTCATTTTACTTCTTGAAGAAATTATATCACTACATACTTTTTTAATATCTTCATTTACAATATTAACATTTGACCCAGTTGCTGTTTCATAATTAATTGTCTTTATAAAAAATATAAATTTTTTAGCATTTCCATTTTCATTTATAAAGGTTAATTCTTCACTTATTTTATCTTTTATTTGTTCTGCTAATATTTTGCTTCTTCTACTCGTACATTGTAAATTATATCCATTTTTATCAGTTGAATGAATTTTGACAAAATCATTTTTCTTGCTTTTCTCTCCCTTTGCTATTAAATCATCCAAGTAAACTCTCATACATTCTATCTTACTTTTACTATCTTGGTTTAATTCCACATATTTATCCAACTCTTTATTTATTCCTTCTTTAATAAAATTTGTGTCAAAATCAAATGTATTTATATTCTTACATTCATCTAATATAAATGTTTCTTCAAATACTTGTTTGAACTTTTTACAAATATCTTGTATATTCATGGTAATTTTGTTATTAAGATAATGGTTGATATGTGAATCCGAAGATAGATTAGAGTATAAAGATTGGATGTTAGAGAGATTATCATAAAAATAAAATAAATTCTGGGGAGTTATTTTTTTTAAATATAATTGTCTATTTAATTTTTCAATATCTTTAATACTTTTTAGTTCATTTCTCCATGTTTCCCAATAATCGGTTGTTAACAAATACTCTGTTATATCATATTTTTCTTCTATTTTCTCTCTATTCGTCATTGGATTCAATATATTATATTTAAAGCTTCTTACACCCATAGGAGTAATACAATTATTTAAAAATTCGCTTATACTCGATAATTTTCCAGTATAATTTTTATCAGGTAATATATTTAATTGTTCTAGGCTATGATTAGCTAATAACATTCGTTCTGATTTATTTTCAACGGTAGGTTCACAAATTTTATTTACTAGACTAGGGTTGTGCTCATAAACAAAATTTAATAGATAAACATACGATTGTATACCATAAGTAAATTCCAAACTATTTTTAAAGAGAGATTCGCTAATATTAAACGGAAAGAATTTATCTAGAATTTCTCTCTGGTATGTCTGACTCTCAACCTTTTTGACCTTGGATTCATTGATATCTAACACATGAGTTTTTTTACTTTGTAATTTAATAAATTGAATGACATCGTTTATTTCTTTTTGAGAGAAATTAGAGATAAAAATACATTCTTTTGGATTGTAGGAAGAAATAAATCTTTCTAATTCATCATAAGTAGTTGGATTATGTAAGTGTTCGGAAATAATCTGATAAAAACTACTTTTTCCTGTATAATTATCTATAATGGACATACCGATTACAATGTTTCCCGATTTATTTATTTTTGTTTTTTTATGAGATTCAATCCAAATACATGCTACATGATTGGAGACATCATCATTAGAATTTTCATAAAAATAAGTTCCTGGTGAATAAATAGCTTTAAGACTGCGGGTAGTGTTACTAGTAGGGGCATCTTGGTCATAAATTACGGCAGAATATCCACTATTAATAATTTTTTCAAGATATTTTTCGAGGAGAAAAGGGATTTTGGAGGAAAAACCAAGCATTAACACTTCTTCGGTTTTTTTACCTGGAGCAAGCTCAGCATATTTTCTAAGATGAATAATTTGAGGTTCAGTTATTTCTTTAGTATTTTTATCTACTTTGGTATATATTTCATAAAAAGATCCAACTTCCATCAATAATAAAGTATTTTCTCCTAATTTCTCTCTATATTCATCTCTCAATTTAAAGTATTGTTTTAATAAAGCCATTAAATAAATATAAACTAGTATATTTATATTTATTTTTTAATGTATTTTCTCTCTTTTTATAGTTTAACTGATAAAGTATTTAAATCCATTTGTTTTCCACAAGTAATTTGAGGAACTTGGTTGAAATTTCCAGCTTGTAATTTTTGTCTTAATTGTTCAAGACAAGCCTTCCATGTTAAAGAATTATTCTCATTTAACAATTCAATAAAATTAAAAGTCATAGCTCCATTAAAATCTCCATCCAAATAAGCATCCATACTTACTTGGTCATCACGACATCCAGATAAGCAAATGACAGTCCCTTTAGTGTCAGAAGATAAAGAATGATGGATCATTTCTTGCTCTCCTTTAAAATATTGGTAAGGAAGGTCAAGAATAGTGCCACTATGACAATTATCAAATAGAGCAATTAAGGTAACATTTTCTTTAAGATAAGTATCAATAACATATTTTAATTCATCATCTACTATAGCGTAGTTGTCAACAGTGACAATTAACTCGTCTTTTCCATCAATTTCGTCTTTTTTATAAATATCATTCCAGAAATATCCGTGACCACTAAAACTGAAAAATAAAGTTTCTCCAGCTTGACAAGATTGTAGTAGTTGAGTTAATCGAGTCATAATATTTTGTTTGGTAGCTTGAGAATCTGTTAAAGTAAGTATATTAGATTCAGAGTAATTATATTTGGTAGTTAACATATGTTTAAGATCATTTACATCATTAACACAACCTCTTAATTCGGCAGAAGTATTTTGATAGTTAATACCTACTAGAAATGCTTTTTTAAGAGGTTCAGGTGCGGGAGGAGAATAATTATATTTTAAGTGAATTTCTCTCAACTTAGATTCTTTTTTCCTAATTAATATATTCTTTTGATTGTTATACCAGTTAGTAATATAGTTAAAGTAATATTGTTTTACTCTATAATTTATTCTCCAACTTCTAATTAAATTATTATAATAATCTCTAGTTGAATTTAATTTGGTTAAATTTGTGTTATATAACACGCTCATTTGGCGAATTTCTTCTTCCATTATAAAAATAGTAAATATTAAAAATTATACCAGTATTTTAATAAATTAGTTAAAATAGGATTATATTTATCTACATTATTGTAGATAAAGTTTTTAAATTTATTATAAGTATTTCCAATATAAATAAATGAATAGTGTGTATTTGAATCAGACAAAGGGGAAAATAAATCATCAATAGAAGGAATATAATAAGAAGAACGGTATTGATTTAATATATTTTCTCTCCTTTGTCTAGCAATAATGACGAATTGAAAAAAATATTCAAAATAGTAGTATAGGTTATAATAGTAAATATTGAGTTTAGTTTGTTGAAATGAAATAGGGTTAATATTAAGTTTTAAAAGTTTATTTAATTTATAATCAAAAGTAAATTCTGTCAATTCTATATTCATAATTAATAATAATATATAATTATTTGATTTTTCCAACTGAATTTAAAACACCTTTTCTATCTGTTATTAAAGTTTTTAAACTAGCAATATTTTCATTAATTAAATTCAATTGTCCCCCTCCATACAAGAAAAGAATAAAAAATGAATGATAGGCAACTAAAGCTACAATAAAGGTAATAATAAAGGATACAATAAGTTTATGTGATTCTTTAAGTTTTTTAACATTATAAATATTAACCCAAAATTTATAATAATTAGAAGTATTAACTTCCAATTGTAATCGAAGTTCAATTGCTAAAGCAGTAATAATACCCGCTACAAGAGCATTTAATATAAATGCTTTGAAATAAGATGTTGCTTTAAATGTTTTAATAAGAGGAAAATTCATATATAATAACCAAATAAATTATTAAATTATAAAATGTATTGATAGAAAATATTCATCCTCATTTTGCTATAAATTCATTTTTATAAAATATGTTTTGTAAATTCTGGGGATAAATATCTTCATACATTAATATAACTTAATTTATCCCCATTTTGCTATAAATTCATTTCCGATTTTTGGATTCAGGAATCTAGAGGATAAAATACTATATTTGGCTACATAAGTAGGGATTTATTTTGGCAATAATTTTACTTAGTTTTACTAGATGATGTAGTGGTTTATCTACATAATGTAGTGGAGAATATTAACTGAAAAAAAGGCACTGTAAACGATACATGTAGGTATTTTACTTTTACACAAATTTTCAAAAGTCTTTTCGAATTTTAAAAAAAACACACAAGGTTTTTGTGTTGTTTTTTGATTTATGGAAAAAGGATTGGAAAAAGTTGTGAAAATGTGTTTTAGAGCATAATGGTCTAAATTCAAAAAAAATAATTTTAATTTTGTGATTGTAATTTTTTATATTTCATTCGGAAAGTATTTAGAGATAATATCTGAAGTTAACATATATGAAACAAAATGAAACATTTTTGGTTCCAAAAAGTTCGAAAAAGTTCCAGTGTAAATCTTGCTCCTTCGAATGTAGTAGGAAAAGTCAATTTGAGCGCCATATTTCTACTAGAAAGCACCATTTTGAAACAAAAGTGAAACAAAATGAAACAAGCCTTCAAGGAGGCAATGGTCTAGGAACTTTTTTAGTTCCAAACGAAGGTTGTAAGGATGAAACGCCAAATGGAACTTATTTAGTTCCAAATAGTTCCGACCTAGAACATGAGTGTGAATATTGTGCACTTTCTTTTAAAAGTCGCACTACATTATGGAGACATAGAAAAGTTTGCTTGAAGAAGCAAGGGAACAATCAA